GATAAGTCTGATTGGGAGAACAGAGCAACAAGTATTGAAACTCAGCACAAAACAGATGTACAAGCACTAACTGACAAGGCTAATAGCATTGTTGAACAGGCAAATACTGATAGGCAGAATTTTAATAACAGTGTTGATGAAATCAATACCAAGTTAGAAACACCTCTATCAGACATTGAAAGTTTGAAATCCGGTAAGCTTGATAAAGCTGATTTTAATGCATACAAGACAAGCAACGATACAGCAGTAAAGCAGAACGCTACAGACATTGTACAACTTAAAGCAGATGTTTTACAAAACGCTATTAAAGTTACAACAGATAAGTCAACTAGCATTGTGCTTAATGACAGTAGTGATTGTAACATTATTGGTTTAACTTTGTACGGTAAATCAACTCAAAGTGCAATACCTACACCAACAAATCCTGTTGATATTAATAATAT